TGGTGATTTAAGGTCAAAAGTGTTTCTTAATTGTTTCCAAGAAACATCATTACCTTTTGCAAAAAGATTTCTCACTTTTGCTGTTTTTGAAAGTTTAGCTCTTGCCATAACTTCATCTCCTTTTATTGTGTTAAAAAAATTAAACATTATGTTTAGTTTCCTTTCTTTGCGTTATAAGTTCGCCAACTATCCGATTAGCAGAGCGTATTATAATAGTCTGATAATCTGAATTCATTAATTAGTTCTCATTAAAGGTATCATAACATTAGGGTCTGGAAATACCTTTTCATTTAATTTATGTACTGATATTGTCAAATAGACCAACATAGCCAATATAGTTATCTGTATTACTTTATTCATTTGTTTTCCGGGTCAAAGTCTGGTGTAAATTGTATATCAGCCATATCTGATAAATCTCTAACTTCGTCCTCTATATCTTTTGAAAATGGTTTATGTATTTTATGTTTTGTACCTAAAACTTTATTGTAATCTAACTTTGCTGTCTTTGCACCGTTCTTCATGTTAATTGTAACCATCTTATCTGCGAATTGTTGTGCTGGATGTGGTTTACTAAAATCACGGTAGATTAAACCTCTTATCGTATCAATAACTACGGCTAAGTCTGCTGTAAAAGTTAGTTTGTTGGTCACTATGCCCATATTAACAAATTTATCTAGTAAAGTATAAGCAATATCGTCAACATTGCCTTCCACAAATTCTTTAGTTTGTTGTTCTACTAAAAGTTTGTGTTGTTTTTCATCAACAGGTTTTTTAGCACTCTCTTTGTTTTTAATCCTGTTTGTAGGAAAGAGTATAATATTGTCTTTATCATTCACTTATAATCTCTCCTTTATAATTAACTTTTTTCTGGTCGGCAAAATGTTCTACCAATTGATTATAACCACCAATCAGTTCGCCATTAATCTTTATTTGTGGCATGGTTCTAACATTTTTACCAATGTCTTCAATTAGTTTACTAGGGTCTGAACCAAAGTCCTTTTCTAAACTCTTTTCTTGGTATTCAAGGCCAAGATTAGTCAACAATGACTTGGCCTTGCTACAAAAAACGCAATTGTTTTTACTATAAACTATTATCGTCATTTGATTTATTTTTTAGGTTTTCCCATGCTTTCTTACTCTCATCATTTAGATTGTAAGCGTCAACAGCTTGTTCAATAGTGTAATTAAACATCTTATTAAACTCGCCTAGAGGCAATCTCATACCAATCCATGTTCTATAATAACCATTTTTAGTTAATGTAACATCTTGAGCAAAGATTTCGTAACCTCTAACAGGTGTATCTGTAATAATATTTACTATTATTGTTTCAACCTCTGTTACCACGGTTTTAGTTTCTGTTTTACCAAGTTCTTTAATGAATTGTTTTGATTCTTTATTCATCTCACCCTTGATAATATCTGCCAATTCAGATTTCGCCATCATTTTGGCTTTCTCTATTGACAATTGTAAATCAGGCGAAACTGCTGTTGCAACACCAAATATACATTGCTTATCATTGTCTTTTTTACTTAACAACTTTAGGTCGCAAGCTTTAGACTCATTGATATCAGCCATGTACCATGCTGGCACTTTATCAACAACATTACCTTTCTCTGATTTTATTTTGTAGGTACTATTCATACTAGAACAAGCACTTAAACTTGCAATAGCTAAAACTGCACCTAACATCTTTAGTTTACTTTTCATCATAATTTATTACTCTCTTTCACACTATAAACTAAATCTTGTAGAAAGTCAAGCGTGGATTGTACATATGCTAATGCGTCATCACTAGACACTTCATACACGATTACTAGTACGAGAGCAACAATAATAAGATTTCTTATCATTATCTTACCTCCCATTCACCATTTACATCTAAACACACTTTTCCTGGTGTTTTAAAAGCATGTCCCTCCCGACTATAATATCGGCAGTATTCAGGTGTGTTAACATCATGGTAGTAAAACTGAGCAAATAACTCCCAATAACCTGGAGTATCTGGTGCTTTTCTACCATCAGCACACTCTAAAATTTCTCTTTTGGTGATTGTATCACCCTCTTGTACTATCTCAACTTTTACAAAACAATATTGACCATCAACTTTTTCTGGCTCTATTGATTTGATTTTACTATGTAAAACTTTTTCACCGCCTACAGCAATACCTGTAACTAATAAAAATATAATTAGTATGAAAGTCCATACCATGTATCGCCTATAATTTTGAAATGGGTCAAACATATTTCTTTAATTCTTCAATACTTTGTTTAGTATTATATATGTCCTCTTCTAAAATGTCAATGGTGGCTTGATTATTGGTTATTTCAACCTCCTCTTGCTTTTCCTTGACTTCTTGTTCTAGTTGTTTTATTCTATCTTCGTATCTATTCATTTTTTTTCTACCCACCTTCCATCTGGTAATTGACAAGCAGTACCAAATACTACTTCTCTGTTTACACCACCAATACCAATCAATGGCCAACTACTAGTAATATCAATTGTAGCGTCATAGTCTTTACACTTGAAAGGTCCTACCATATGTGATTTTGTAATATGAATAATACCTGAATTACCAGTTTTCTTATTATACCAATTAGTATAACTTGAACCTGAACCACTCGTATTTAAGTGGTCAACAAATACTGCGTTGTGTACATCATAATCTGATTTGTACATAATCTCAGCACCTGCAAATGCACCAACAACGGCACAACCAGCGATTAAATATGGGTCTGAAACACCAGACTCAACACACATTGCTGTTGTTGTAGTGCCACCTAAGCCTGCACCAATATGAGACCTATTAATACTACTGCAATTGGTTAGTAAAGATAGTCCTAATAACGCTAAACAAAGGGTTATAACTTTTTTTCTCACCGTTTTCATTCGTCCTCGTTGATTGACAAGCCGTTAGCATGGTCAATACCAGAATAATCATAATTGTGTTCTTCATAATCTTTTATATTTGTAAAAAATTCTTTATCAACTTTTCCTTTTGCAACTAATAAACAATCAGATTGTATAATTTCTATTAGATTTTGTATGCTTCGGTCAGATGGCGGAGTTTTTCTTAACTTGTCCGCCATAGACTTAATAGAATCAATCTTATCACAAAATTGTTTGATACTATGCATTAGTTCAAAGGTAACTTCTCAAAAAAACCTTTTAATTGGTATTTTGATTCAGTCCAGTTTGTTGTTTGAAATACTTTTGTTTTACAGATTTCTTTCTGAAAGAAATTTAAATCCATACAACCTGCTTCAGCATACAAAGCATTCCATTCTTGTTTTGTTTTTTCACCTGCGTTTGCATGGTTAGCCGCTAAGGCCATACCAAATACAAATACAGCAATTACCCATATAGTAGGTAAATTATCAAGTATATATTTTTTCATTATACTTTTCTCCCTGCTGTTTTTAGGTCACTTTTATTTACCACCATATAAGGACCCTTGTTATATGCCGGCACGATAGTAAAGTTTTTACTTGCTTCTATCTTCCAAGAATTGTCAGGTTTAGTCCCACCTGCACCAATTTTATTTGACATAGGAACATCTGATAGAGTCTTCTCTCTAGGCTCTGGCATTGTTCTTTCTGCAATATCTAAATAATAACCACCACTTGTAGTTAATTGTATTCTACCATTATCATCACAATTAAAACCTAACTTCTTTAGATACTTAATATGATTCTTTAATGCTTCTTTGTATGCTTTTGTAGGTTTCTTGTTTCTTAATCTACGAATAGCACCACTAGATTGATTTGTGTAAATAATAGCCATTAGTTAATAGATACTTTTTCTGATTTTTCTAATTCTGATTCTGCCATTTTTTCAGCATAAGTTTTACCAAATACTTTCATATAAAAATGGTCTCTTGGATTAGGAGCTGACCATGCCTCTAATAGATTTGTAAAGTTAATGTCAACACCATCATAGTATTGTGGATTAGTCTTTCTTAACTCTATATGGTCTTTGAAAAATTGAATACGATTGTCGTACTTCTCTTTTTTGCCTGATTGGTCTTTCTTTGTTGCAACATCAAACTCAGCAAACAAAGTTTCTTTAGAATAAAACATAATATAATCCTTTCTCAATAATCAATTTATGTACTATACAGGAAATCAACGGAAATGTCAAGCCCCTGTAAATATCGCATATTTACTTGTTTTTCTCGCCAGGAAAGCTGCCAGGATGCACCAGGAATGGTGAATCAGATGTATCTGATACTACCGTACCCTCTAAATATGCGTCTTTTTGCGCCTCGGCCTCTGCCCACTTCTCAAACTCTTCAACCTCTACTTGATATTCAGTAATGGTTTTGTCAATCTTATTCATTGCACCGATATTAGCACCAGCACCTAACAAAGATTTAATTTCTTTTAGAGTTTCAATAAATTTCAGTTGGTCAATCATTTTCTATCCTCACTTGACATTAATAAAACAATGTAATGTATAGCCTTCAACAGGTCTTTTCTATTTCTACCTGCTTTCTTACCAAATCTGCAAAGATACTTAATGGCATTTGCTTGGCAAAAATCTTTATCAATATTCAAGTGTCTTAACATATCTTGCACCTGAAAACCGTCTTTTGTGGTACTATAATGTTCACCATAAGTACCTTTTATGTAATCGTGTATTTCTTTTATTATTTTATCTTCATTGTATTTCATATTATATTCCTAACGCTTTTATAACATCTTCCTCTGTTAATGGCAACCTCTTACCAGATTGTAACCAATCAGCCATTTGTTCAAAGTTAAATGCTTCATCTGGTTTCTTCTCTCTTTCTAAAACCTTTTGTGCTGTTTTAAAAAACTTTAATATATTCATATCTTGACCTAGTGAATCTGGTCTACTTTGATATTTACCTTTTCTTTGATTACTCATTCTTATCTCTCTCTGGTCTAAAATCATTTAAGTGATTCATATTTGCATATCTACCATCTTTATTGATTGCATATGCTAATGTAGCTTTATGTCTTTTACTAGTTTCTGCATATAAACTTTTTGCCTCATCATAAGACTTAACAATTGTTTTTGTACTTTTATCTAATGGTCGCCACTCCATAATAGAATACTCTACAGCATTGTCTATAATGTTTTGTTCCCATTCGTTTGGTTTATTATTCATTATTCTAAATCGTCTGCTTTTCTTTTTACAATTTTTACAATCTGACTAAAATAACACCAGTTAGAACCAAATGTTACTGCACCAGTATAACCTAAATCTGTATCATATACTTGTG